CACACTTTGCGGGCTTCGCCCGTTCTAATATAAGGCTTCGCCTTTTATGGGCTCTAAGAGGTTTAGAGTTCGTTTTGTGCCCAATTGTGGGTTTTGTTAATTCTTACTAATTACTAAGGAAATTATTATGTTTAATTCAGCTATTGTTTCAAATACTTCATCATCATCAACTACTGCTACTCGTACAATTCCAGAATACTGGATGAACTCAGTTGTATGTCTATATGAGAGAGACGGTGATAATATCAACATTATTCAGACATTCTCAAATCCAGATTTAAATGGAGTACCTCTGGATTCACTGTTTAAGGTAACTGGTGAAATCACTGGTACTTCTCTAGTAAGCAGGGTTAGAAACCTGCTTAGACAGGACAATAAGGAGGTACTAGCTATTCTAAAAGAATTAGAACCAGGTGAGAGTAAAACCACCCTTGAAGCTCCCATTGAGGATGAGGTTGCCGAAGCCTTCGGTATTCCTTTAGAGGAAGGACAGCACCTTGCATGGGGTAAATCCCTTTACAGAAGAAGCAAGAGTACACCTCTAGCAGAACAGCCAACAAATACTAAGGTATCTTTACATAGATACTTCTAATCAAATTGGGAGGAGAAATCCTCCCTTTTATTTTTTGATTAGATAGTTCATAGGTACTTATATGAAAGATTTAGATACAGTATTACAAGAAATGGTTATTAATTATGCTTTAGTAGCAGAAGACTCTACTGCTAAAGTTCAACAGTTATCTCAAAATAGAACCAAGGAACAAGAAGAAGCCTATCAGTGGGCTATGTATGACCAAGATAGTGCTCATTATTTATCAGATATGGCATCTAGGTTCTATAGAATCTATATGTCTGTTAAAGGGCGTGAAGACCCAATTAAAGAAATATATAAACGAATTGATTGGGGAGATGAAGAGTATCATGAAATTACTTTATATCTATTACCATTCTTAAAAGAATACTACAACACTGATGAACAAGGAGTATATGACCATATATTATGATTATTGATATTTATTTAAAAGATAGAGATGAAATCATACAAATAGAAAGTAGTCTCTATAAGATTAAAGTACCTAGAGATATAAATCTATTAGAGTACTTTATTGAAAAAGAACTAAATGTAGTAGGTTTAACATGGTGTGCTACCTCTACACAATTAGATAAATTATTACAAAAGGTAGAACACTATAAAGCTTTAGGATATATTCCAATGGAGGAATAATGTTAACAACGTTAAATGATGGTAAAGGTAATGATATTATCTATTTTATTTTAGATAAACCAAGTCAAATCATATTAGATTATGTAGGATTTACTGAAACTTATAATGTTGAGTTTACAGAAGCTCAATATGAATATTTAAAAGCACTTCCTGAAGAAAGACTACAAAGAAAAATATTATCTTTATTGTGTTTAGGAAAGCTTAAAACAACTTTAGTTAAAAAAGAAACTATTAGCTGGCTATATAATTTAGAAGGTGAATAAATGATACTATTATCTGCTCTTACAGCTATTCATAATGATTCAATGGGACTGATTATTAACGAATATGGTAAGGAAAGAATATCTACTACAGTAAGTAAATTAACCTTTGAAGAGGTTAAAGAATACCTCGGTAGTGAAGTAGAAAGTATTCAATTTGATAGTACACGTAACACTATCATTATTAATCTTGATGGAGATTATTAAATGAAGATAGATACACAGGAAAATATTGGTTTAGCAGTCATTGCGATTGCTACTATTATCGTACTTACCATGGAGTGGTGGTATGTATGAAGCTTGCTTTATAACATGGTGGGGTCGTAAAGATAGGACCTCACTAACATTTATAGATAAGATAAAGATTAGGTTACATAAATCTAATCTTTATTTTTGTATTTATAGGACATATAAAACAGGTAAAACAAAGTATTGCATTACAGAGTATGAGCGTGAAAACCTATTAGGTTATGCTCCTGCTCTTATAAAATTTACTGAGGATAGTTCTTATCCTTATAAAGTTAAATTTTATGGAAAAACATATGCAGTACATAAATCAGGGAGATGTCAGGAATTATGGAACGATTACCCGCATATGTAACTATAGAAAATAATAAATACATATCCTGTATTGTCATAACTAACAGTTATTTAAACATACAGATGCCTGAGAAATTAGGTACACATATAGTAGTACCTAAAAATGGTTATGTATTTATAAAAAATAACTTACCTAAATTTGTTTATGTTAATGGTTGGCTTTATGACTGTAAAAATAAATTAAAACCATTAAATGTAGGTACTAATTGTAGTACTAAACAAATAATTAAATTATGGGAGGCTATGAAATGCTTATAAATTGTAAAGTAAAACCTTGTAAACAAGGAGTACTTTATATTGCTATATTATCTTCAAATACAGGTGTATATACTGTATGTCATTTAAGTTATGAACCAGTTAACTTTTCAGGATACGCTTTAGTAGATGATAAAACATTTGAGGAATCAGCAGATGTAGTAGATGGTTACTTATATTCTAGTAAAGGAATATTGGTTCCTAAAGCTGTGTTATATAAAGATTATGATAAATGGCAAATTTATATACCACATACAGGATTAAATACTACTTTTTCTAATGAACCAACTGAGAAAAATGTTAGAGTATTTTTGGAGGGATTACAATGTCTATAATATTTAAACCTCAAAAACTTATACAGTGTAAAGTACGAGAATGGGGAGGTAAAGTTATATATATAGGTATCCTATCTATTCAAACAGGACTATATACAGTATGCCAAGTAAGCAATAAAAATGATGTATTCACAGGATATCAATTAGTACCTGCAGATACTTTTACATATACTACAGATACTGTAGAAGGATATTTATATTCTAAAGTTAGTGCTCCATTAGTTCCTAGTGCTATCTTATTTAAAAATCCTACATGGAGAATATATATTCCACATTTAAGACTTAGTTCTGATTTTCCTAATGAACCAACAGAAAAGAATGTTGAAGCGTTTCTGGAGGGATTAAATGCTTGTTAAAGCATATATTGTAGAATATAACTATATAGTACAAAGCATAGGAATACCTAGCTTAGATAATCAATTTGTTACTTATATAGCTATAGATGGTTTACCTACGCTTAGAATATTTAGAATGGGTGAATATCTTAAAATGTATACAAATAAGGAAGGCTTAGTATATTTTAATGATGATGAATCTATGTCTGAATTTCCTGTAGAAGCAGTTATATATAGTAAACCAACTCTTACCTGTGATTCTAGTCGTAGTAATAGAAAATATATTTATCTTCCTAAATATAAATGTAGTTCTACATTATTTAATGTTAAGGAACCAACAGAAGAATTAGTTAAAAAATATATAGAAGGTTATAAATGTTTATAAACCAAGAAATAAGTATAGAACAGTTATCTAATAAGTATCAGCTATTACCTAGATTATTTGAACTAGGTAAAGCAATAGTGCAAGATGCTGATACTGAATTAAATAAAGAACACCTAGCTAAATTGCTAGGTTTTTTATTGTTATATAAGCAATGCTCTCCTTCTGTTTTAGCAGGTTTAATGTATAACACTATACCTGATGAACAAGGCTTAGCAGACTTCTTAACAAAAGCTACTGTTGAAGACTTTATAGACTTCAATGGTAATAAATTTGTTACTAAGTTCTTAGTCAGTGATGAAGAACAGAAGAAGTTAGATATGTATTGTTATCCTTTACCTATGTTAATTGAACCAAAGGAGATAAAGAATAATAAACAAGATGGATATTACCTACAATTAAATACAGGTATTATCTTAAAGAATAACAGAACCAATGATGATGTAAACTTAGATTACATCAATAAAGAAAATAAGATTAAATTAGAATTAAATAATTATGCTGTATTAAATAACCACAATGAATGGTCATGTGATATGGCTAATCAAATGAATAAACAAATGTTTGATAGATTTAATCTAGCTCAGCAAGAGATATTAACTTGCTATAAAGATAGAACATTCTATCTAACATGGAAATATGATAAGAGAGGTAGAAGCTACTCACAAGGCTATCATATTAATATTCAATCTAATGATTATGGTAAGAGTTTAATTAACTTTAGCCATAAAGAAATCATTGAAAACTAAAACCTATCTAATAAAAATCAGAGTTTCAACTACGAAATTCTGATTTTACTTAAAATGCCAATAGTGGCGATAACTGCACTAAAGACTATAGGAGTTTATATGCAAAAATTTACTGGATTAGAATACCTTCTGATTGATGTTGCTAACAACTTTGGATTAGATAAAGAGCCATGGGATAAACGTATCCAATGGGTTAAAGATAATGATAAGGACTTAGAAAGCTTTAAGAATAAAGCTGATAGTCCTAGTATGTATGCTGCCTCTGTAGATGCTTTAAGAGCAGTACAGAGAGGTGAACCAATAGGATATGGTATATCCTTAGATGCTACTGCATCAGGTACTCAGTGGTTAGCTATTCTTACAGGAGATAAAAAAGCAGCAGAGTTATGTAATGTTATTAACATTGGTTCAAGAGCTGATAGCTATACCATTGTATTTAATCATATGAAGGAGAAATGTGGTAACTTAGGTTTAATTACTAGAGACCAAGTTAAAAAGGCTATTATGGTGTCACTTTATGGGTCAAAGGCTAAACCTAAAGAACTATTCCCTACAGCTATTGAACAGTTTGAAGAAACCATGTCAGAAATGATGCCTGAAGTATGGAACCTTAATAAGTTCTTATCAGGTCCTGCATGGAATCCTACAACAGATGAATATACATGGGTATTACCTGATAATTTCCATGTACATATCAAGGTAAAAGACTTAGTAGAACATACTATAAACTTTAATGGCATTGATTATAAATTCTATACAAAGGTACAGAAACCTACTGATACAGGTAGGTCTCTAGGAGCTAACTTAATTCATTCCTTAGATGGAATGATAGTAAGAGAAATGGTTACTAGATGTAACTTTGGTTCTGAAGTACAAAGAGTTAAAAATATTCTTAATAACTCTCTAATGTGCAGAGGAACAGAAGAAGATAATCAAATGGTTAATACTCTATGGAATCTATATAAAGAAACAGGATTCTTATCTGCAAGAATCTTAAAGTATTTATATTCAGATAACATAGAATTAATTGATAAAGAACCAATAAAGAAATTAGTAGATAGCTTACCTGCTAAGTCTTTTGAAATATTGCCTATCCATGATTGTTTTAGAATCTTACCTAATTATGGTAATGATTTAAGACAGCAATATATTAACTTAATGTATGAAGTAAGTAAGTCTAATTTACTTAATTACTTACTTAAACAAATAGGTATTGAGGCTACATGGGTTAAGCCTTATGACCTAAGTGAAGCTATTTTAAATAGTGAGTATGCTTTAAGTTAGTGTTATTTTTTGTTGTGGGCTTTGCCCTAAAGAGAATTTTATGTTTAATTTAGATAAAGATAATAAAAAGAAATTCAGAGAATCTATTAAATATCTAAAACGCCATGCAACCTTTCAGTGTTGTTATGGTGGTTATGAGATATATGTAAAAGATAACATTAGTATTGTATTAAACAATACTGAAGTTATAGAAAATACATATCCAATAGACACTGATATTCATTTTATTATTAAAGATACTTTAAATAGGATATTCAAATGGATGAATACAACTTACTAATAGATGAAGATAACTTATCTGATTATATTGATGAACCAGATGAAGAATATGATGATATTCAATTTAAAGAATTAGATTTTAATGAAGATTAAGATATAATTATAGTCACTTAAGTCCTAATTGATTGACCCTCCTGAGCGAAAGCTTAGGAGGGTTATTTTTTTTAAAGAGTAACATTATGAGTTTAGATATTACAGTAACACCAACACAAGCTAAAGAAATGATTAAGAGAGTTTTATCTAAGGGATTAGTTCCTTTAGTAGAGTCTCAACCGGGTATTGGTAAATCTCAGATAGTTAAGCAAATTGCTCAAGAATATAACTGTGAGTTAATTGATGTAAGACTATCTACCTGTGATGTAACAGATTTAACAGGATTACCTAAGCTTACAGATACTGAAGCTAAGTTTGTACCTTTTAATTGTTTCCCTATTGAAACTACTCAAGTACCAAAGGGTAAGAATGGATTTATTCTATTCTTAGATGAGTTTAAATCTGCTCCTAGAAGTGTATTAGCAGCAGCCTACAAGCTAGTACTAGATAGAGAAGTAGGTTTATATAAACTACACCCTAAGTGTGCTATTGTCTGTGCTTCTAATAGAAGTGAAGATAACGCTATTGTTAATGAAATGGGTACTGCATTAACCTCTCGTTTAATTCATATTAACATGAGACCTGATATTGATTCTTGGTTCAATGAGATTGGTTATCCTCAGCAATATGACCCAAGACTATTAGCTTTCTTATCTTTTAATAGAGATAAGTTCTGTACCTTTGACCCAGAGGCAGAAGGTTCAGAAACATATGCTTGTCCTAGAACATATGAGTTTGCTAATAAGATTATTAAGGGTAAAGAGCATTTAGATGAATTAGATACTCAAATCTTAAATGGTACTATTAGTTCACGGGTTACTGCTGATTTAGTATCTTTTATTAAAGTATTTAATAAGTTACCTAAAGTATCTTCTATTGCTGAGAATCCTCAAGAAGCTAAGTTATTTGATGGTTCAGAAAATAACTTAAAGTATGCTATTACAGCAGCACTTATTAGTCAGACTACCAAGAAGAATCTTAAAGCATTTATTACTTATTTAGATAGATATGATAGTTCTCCTTTAATGAACTTATATCTAAAAGCAATTAATGCTAGAGATAAATCATTAATAACTTTACCTGAGTTTACTAAAGCATTGATGAAATTAGGAGCTAATATTATTGATGCTCAAGGAGATAATTTCTAATGGAAGATAAAGACCTAAAGAAAAGACTAGATAATCTAGCTATTAAAATCATAAGAGAACCTAATCTAGCTTTCATTGGGTCTTTCTTATTTAATTTAGAGATTGAGCTAGATAAGTCTGTTTCTACTGCTTGTACTAATGGTGTATATCTAAAAGTAAATCCTGAGTTCTTTTATAATGTTTTATCTAAAGAACAAAGGTTTTTTACTATTATCCATGAGTTATGGCATATCGCTAAACTCCATTCTTTAAGAATGGAGGATAGAGACCCAATGCTATGGAATATGGCATGTGATTTCCACATAAATTGGCTCATACAGAGCCAATGTAACCGTAGATGGACAGTTATACCAGACATGCCTAAAGGGTGCCTCTATGACGAGAATTACGCCAATATGAGTGAAGAAGAAATCTATGATGAACTCTTATCTCATAGTAAAGAAGTACCTGCTGATTATGAGAGTGATTTAGTTAAATCTTCTAAGGAAGAACAAACTGAAGCTCTCCATAAAGTAGGTAGCACCCTACAAATGGCTAAGAACCAAGGAATAGAATTAGCAGAGGGTTATAGCACATTCTTTACAGAATTTGTTAAGCCTAAGTTAAATTGGAGACGTATTCTAAGAAAATTCTGCACAGAACAGTTAGATAAAGCAGATTATACTTGGAGAAGACCAAATAGAAGGTATCCTACAGTATATATGCCTAGTTTAGATTATTCTGATACAGGTACTTTAACACATCTAATGTATTTTCTAGATGTCTCTGGTTCTATATCTGATGATGATATTAAGTTATTTAATTCAGAAATTAAGGCTATTAAGGAAAACTTAAATCCAGATAAACTAACTCTTGTGCAGTTTGATACAAAAATATGTCGTACAGATGTATTTACAAAGGATATGCCTTTTAGTAATATAGAAGTCGTTGCAGGAGGGGGTACTTCTTACGAGGATGTAAGAGACTTGATACTGAAAGAGAAACCTACAGCAGCTATTATATTTACTGACTTATGTTGTTCTCCTATGCAGGAAGTCAGAAGAATACCTGTTATGTGGGTAACTAGATACACAGATAGACAGTATCGAGAAAACCCCCTATTCGGAAAGATATTAGAAATTAAGGATTAACATATGGAAAACTTAAATGAAATCTTAGTAAAGATTGATGATTTATCAGCTTCTTTAAAGGAAGAGTTAAATACTGTTAAATCAGGTACTCGTAATAAGGCAGCAGCTCGTAGAGCACGTAAGCTTACCTTAGAGTTATCTCAGGTATTTAAGGACTTCCGTAAGATTTCTGTAAAAGAAGTTTAACTGATTTTTTCATAATCTATGTTCAAGCCCTATAATTTTATAGGGCTTTTTTAATGGAGTAAGTATGAATTACGATAATGTAAATAATCCTAAGCACTATGCAATGGCTAATAAACACTTAGTATTAGAACCTATTGATATTTGTGAAAAGTATTCATTCTGTCAGGGTAATGCTATTAAGTATCTATTAAGATATGAGAATAAGAATGGCGTAGAAGACCTTAAAAAAGCTTTATGGTATCTAAATAGAATCATTAATGAGAATTTAAAAATTTGGTATCCAGAAGGTGGCTTAGATAAAGCTTTAATTAAGCAGTATGAGAAGTCTCATCCAATCGCCTATATGGTTATGGATGGTGTTATTCGTGGTGCTAAAGATGCTGTTGAAGCAGCTATTGCTAAAGCAGCAGAACCATTAGATAAAGCAGTAAAGACTGAATTAAATAAAAAGAAGACTATGCCTGAAGGCTGGTATAGTTTAATTGAATTATTTAATATCTTTTCTAAGGTATTAAAAAAAGGAAACACTCAAATTACTTATTGTGTATATCTTAAAGCTCTAAAAGAGTATGAGAACCAACCTTTAGAAGATGATGTATTAGCTTCTTATTTAAAGTTTATGCTAGAGACAGTTAAGGACTACTTAAAGACTCATCTAGAATCTTTAGATGATGTAGAGTACTTAAAGATTATTTATACCTTAGATGTAGAAGACATCATTAAATCAATTAAGGAATAATATGGATATTCGTAATATTGTTAATGACTTACTTAAAGGTAAAGATATTGGTAACCTAGCTAACCAATATTTAGCAGAAACTGATAAGTTAAATATTATTCATACCCCACAGGTAACTATCATTAAAGATTCTATCTTTAGAGGTAAGAGATTAACTACATTTCAGTTAAGATTTTGGAGAGCTATCTTACCAGAGATTACTAGACATAGATGCTTTAGCTTCTGTGTAAGAAGCTCTAGAGCCAATCCTGTAAAGAATATCCTTGAACAGGTTAAAACTAATCCATGGGGACCTGAATCCTTTGGTTCTAATCAGTCAGGTATGGTTGCAGGAGAAGA